TCACCCTGGTCGGTAACTAGCAGTGCCATTTAAGTTTACTCCTCGTGTTTTCTTCCTATATGAACTTATTTATAATGTATTACAGTGCGAGCTTCAGTGATACTACGCACCTCTGTATATTTAGTGCATACACAATTTCAAACTGTAGAATGTCTCCAGAATTAAGACTGGGGTTCCAAGATGAAATGGTTGTATTTCTATTTATCCTCTCTTCAATTCCTTGTGATATATCTCCCAGTTGAGGTTTTTCAGTACCACAAATTGAGGAGAAATTTGGGAAGTTTGCATAGTCGGATTTTTTAATATCAAATTGTATTTGACCTTCTTGATCAGCGATCAATGTCCAACTAATAATTTTACCCGTGACATCTAATGTCATGTCTCCTTTAATACCAGATGACATAGGTGCGGAACCTGCATCAACAACAAAATTAATTGTTCTTGTGAGATCAGCAGTTGTAGAAAGACCTACAACATATACAGTATCCGTTAATAAAGGAGCATCAGTAAAAATTAAATTTGTTCCACTGGTAGTGTAATCAATACCAGGAACTTGTACCAATCCATTAATAGTAACAATTAATTGTTGATCATTAATAGGAGTGTATGGATCACCAGCAGGATCAATTAAAGGAAACCCTACATTAGTTCCATTGAATATCCAAGTAGAAGTATTGAGTATCTCGTTGCCATACTGGAGATACTTACTAGGTATCTCGTAGTTAACACCAACATTATACTTCTTTTGTGGATCAGATAAAACCTGATAATTAGAAGATTTTACTGATACATTATACTTTGGCATCAGGTCACTCCAGGAGTTACTTCAAGTATACCTTCTATAACTCTTGTCTTAATACTTTGCGGAGATGTCAAAATAATATCATAAACATATCGTCTCGGATCTAATGCAGAAGTACTAGTATTGTTAAGACTGATCTTTAATATACCATTATAACGATCAACAAAATCAACAACAAAACTAGTTGAAGTAGAAGTATAGTAACTCTTCTTTAACTTTGCTTCTGCTGTATAACCAGTCAGATTAAGTGGTGTTGTATTATCTTCGTTTTGGATATTAAAGGTGGCATCAAAATCCGTTCCTTTTTCCAATAATAGATTTAAGGGGATTGCTGCCATTTAATTACCTGAATTAATTTTATTTATCGGTTGGAGGTGTTGGTGGTACTGGTACTGGTGCTGATGGTGCAGTTGCTTCTTTTGGATCTAAAATATCCAAGGTTTCTAAACCACCAAGGAGTTTAGTTTTATACTCTTTTAATTGAGTTAAAGTATTTTCTGCTGCTGCAATTTTTCCATCAGCGTCTTTAATTTGTTTTTCAAATTCAACACGTAAATTTGCTGGATCCATTGTAATCAAAAAAGATAATGTGTAATAATATTTAGGTGATTCCCAAAGAGGTCATAAAATGATTATAGTATTCATCGTATCCAGGTATACCAGGATCAACTTTTCTTAAAGCACATGTACAAGCTCTTTGATAGAATTCGGTATGTAAACCTCTTTCCTGTGCTTCCATTGCTTCTTTTATCTTAATCCAATTTTGATGAACTTCATCAGTCATATCAATACTCGGTAATACTTTTTTATTTAGGGAATTTGTGAAAATACCAACCAGTCGCTATATATTTTTTCCCATTAAGAACAGTACGTCCTCTGTGAATATAGATCCATGTTGCAGGAAATATAAGTAATCTTCCTGTCTTCGGTTTGATTAAAGTTCCATTAAAAAATTCGGTCTCGCCTTCATCAAAATCATCATTCAAATACCAAATGCAAGTTAACAATCTAGTTCCATTTTGGTTATCAATTTGATAATCATCATGCCAATCATAGAATCCATCAGAATCATATACCTTAACTTGATACCCAGAATCAGAATAGAAGTCCTCATTATCTGCGACTTTATATGGAAATCCAGTAGACTCTTTTAAATCATCTCTGTAACTATCAACGTATTTTGACATTGATTTGTATATTGTATTATCTTCTTCTTCCCAATCAGGTAATGAACTAATACGTAAATCAAGTGAAGTCTTTTTTGTTATATCTTTTTTCTTTTCTCTACCCATAACACCCAAAGATTTTCTAGTATCAGATTCTATTCTGTCACATACGTGCTTACAGAAATCAGGTGTCAATGCATTATCATGAATCTTTATAAAAGAATCAAAATTTATATCAGGATGAAAATTCATAATCTCTTCTTTCTTTCACTACATCATCATCTTCCTTTAAAAAGAACTGTTTTACATCTTCAAAATCAAGAACATAAAACAAACCTTCAGTTTTTTGTTCAAGTAACATCTTGACTATTCTACGTCTACCGTCAACCATACGATACTTATTATCAAATGGATTAAAAGCATTACTTAGTATTATACCTGGATATTTTGTATCTGCTGCATCATACCTAAGATCCTCTTTTGGCCATGGCAAAGGGAATAAATGTTTATCTTTCCATGCAATATCTTTTAAACTAATTGATTGTATTACATCATCTGTAAGTAAATGTAATATATCCATCATGAAAAGATAATGAGTCTCTGTAAGAGTCCATTTATCTATACACCAATTACCATGAAATCCACTATTAGCACGGTGGAAATGATGATACCATTCTTTTTTCACATTAGAATCACAACTTCATTATATAGGTGAGTGCGTAGTATGGTGGTAAGTTCTTACCTGCTCCAGACTGACCTTGAGAATCTATGCTAAAGCTATGTGTATGATCTCCTGTAGATGTTTCACTAAAGCTCATAGTAATACTATGATTATGTGAACCTGCACCACCGCTACTACCACTGAAAGGATGACTATGACTTCCAGTACCTTCACTACTTGTATTACCACTTAGTCCATGATCATGATAACTATAAGTCAAAGGTGGACTTGTAAGAACATTAAAGTTCATTGAATGACTGTGGTTTTCACTAATTCCTAAAGTAGCATGTGTAAGACTATGACTGTGATTTCCACCACCAGTAGCAACATTTCTTACACCTAAACTATTCCATGCAGTTGAATAACCCCATCCAGTTTCACTATCCTCACCGCTAAAATAAGGTGGATATGCTGGTTGGGTGTGACTGTGACCTCCTCCTCCAAAACCAGAACCACTAGTATCTAATGTGTGAGTGTGGTTAGCACTTTGGTTACCTGTAGTACCACTTATGTTAGCCTGGTGAGTGTGACTTCCACCTTCATCTGTATCAAAATCAACTGAATGAGAATGTGATCCACCACTAGCATTACTTACAGAATAGTTTCCAGTAGGGTGAGTATGATTACTTTGGTTACTTACATTAGTACTACCTTGACCTACACTATGAGTATGATCTCCAGTACTACTAAAGGATGAATATCCATGACTGTGAGATACAACTACTGCATCAGCACTACCACCAGTACCACTATAACTTCCACCAGCAGCAACAATAAATCTACCTCTTAAATCAGGTGTTCCATTTGATCCATTACACACAGCCCATCCAGAAGGAGCACTACTACCATTGTACATAACGATAGTTCCAGATGGAACTCCTGAAGATGGTGCAGAAGTTAGATAACCTGCTTGACTATGATCACCCCATCCATGAGCAGTATCCCAATTAGAGATCTTAGTCGTTGTTATACTACTAGCAGCATGTGATGTAAATACAGGATCGGATTCACTAGTCACGAATCCACTATCATTAGTAAGTTGACTTACATTTGTTGGTACATTTGCTGGAGTGTAGGTAAACTCTCCATTACTAGCATTGTAAGAAAGATCACCATTACCAGAAGCAGCAGGGTGTGGTGAAGCAACACTAATATCTGTTAGTGAAATACCACCACCTCCACCAGTAGGAGCAGGAATCCATTCTAGTCTACTACCAGTAGAACTTAATATTTCACCAGCAGCACCAATTCCACCATCTTTGTCTATAAGACCACCCTGAATTTCTAAATTACCATTACCATAAATTCTTGCATAATCTGTTTGTCCATCTACACTCTTGAATATAACATAAGTTGATTTAGTTTCAACATATTGATCAGAATGTAATTGAATTTGTCCTACAGCATCAACTGCGAACTGACCGCCAACATCAAAAGTGCATTGAGCATCGGGATTACATTGAAAATAACTCTCTGTGTTGATGATAAAATATGAGCTCGTACCAGTTCTTTGAATAGTTGTCTGTGCAGTATCAGATTTCTTTACATAATCAGAAAGATTAATATTAGTAGAACTATTCCAATTAGTAATATCCTGTGCAGTAATATTCTTTACATGACTAGGTACTGTAGGATCAGATTCTGTAAATGAAGTTAAGTATCCTTCGGTACTATGATCACCCCACCCATAAGCAGTATCCCATTGTGCTGTCTTAGAAGAATTAGGTATACCTGATAAATCTGGTGGACTGTATGTGAAGATACCTGTTGAATCATCATAAGAAATTCCACCCGTAGTAGTTACAGATCCGTTAGTACCATTTATTGATAATCCTTGTCTAGCTTCTGCTAAAGTAATTCCAGAAGATCCTGCATTATTCCAATTAGTAATATCCTGTGTAGTGATACTTTTTACATGACTAGGTACAGTAGGATCAGTCTCTGTATATGAAGTTAAGTATCCTTCAGTACTATGATCACCCCACCCATAAGCAGTATCCCAATTAGTAATATGTGATCCATTAATATTATATGCAGCAGAAGCAACAAAAACAGGATCTGTTTCTGTAAATGAAGTTAAAGCTGAGTTCCATGTATTAATATTTGATTGAGTAATACTCTTTACATGACTAGGTACAGTAGGATCAGTCTCTGTATATGAAGTTAAGTATCCAGCACTAGCATGGTCACCCCATCCATAAGCGGTATCCCATTGTGATATCTTGGAAGCATTGGGTATACCTGACAAATCTGGTGGAGTATATGTAAACTGACCATTAATACTACTATATGTTAGATCACCATTTCCACTAGCAGTAGGATTTGGTTTTAGAACAGCAAGATCTGATAGAGAAATACCTCCTCCACCACCTGCACTAGTAGGAGTATATGTAATTTCAGTTAAAACATTATCAACTGATCTTGTAATCTTGAAGTAATAAACATGACATCTTGATCCTGGACCTCTGTTACTACCACCAGTACCATTTGCATCTGGATATTCAACAAATGTTAGAGTTTGTAATTGACCACTGTATATTGGTGTACTATTATCATATAGTATAATTTCTGTAGGTGAACCTGTAACTCCATTAGCACCATAAACTTGTCCATTATCAACTCTCAACAGAGTAGCAGAGTCAGTACTTATTCCACTATTACTACCATATCCTATCCAACCATGACCATCAAATCCAACTGTAATTTTAACTACGTCTGTTAATGCAGCTTGTGATAACCACAGAAAGCTCATGTCAGCATGACCACATCCCATGTTCACATATGTTCCACCATTACCATCACATAAAGCCCACAAATCAACTCCACCAGGTCCACTATTAGTAGCTGTTTGATAACTTATAACCTCTTGATAACTGTTTGCTGCTGTTTGTTCAGACCATCTAGGTTGTCCGTTTAAGTATGTAACATATGTGTTGGAAGTAGTGTTAGAATCTGCTGCTGCAACCCATTGAGTATTAGTATTATCCCATTTTAAAACATGTCCATCAGTTATAGTAGTACCAACATTAACATCTCCAATATCGTTAAGAGTATTAATTGTAGTATCATCTCCAATTACCCAAGAAGTTCCATTATGTTTAAGAATCTTGCCATTTCCTACACCACTTGTATTAACATCACTTAGATCATTTAATGCTGATACATCAGACTTAGCATTCCAACTATTAATATCTCCAGTAGTAATACCCTTCACATGAGATGGAACAGTAGGATCAGATTCTGTAGTTAAGTATCCTTCTGTACTGTGATCACCCCATCCATGAGCATCATTCCAATTACTAATATTAGCTGAACTAATGTTCTTTACATGAGCAGGTACTGTGGGGTCTGTTTCTGTAAATGAAGTTAAGTAACCAGAAGTAAAGTTAATCCAATTATTACCATCCCACTTTAAAAGTTGATCACCTTGAACATTATTAATAGATACATCATTAATATCACCTAAAGAATTTATTGTAGTACCTCCACTACCAGCATTATCATCTGCTATTACCCAAGAGGTTCCATTATGTTTAAGAATTTTGTTGTTTGCTACACCAGTTGTATCAACATCAGAAAGAGCACCAATACTAAGAGAACCAATTCCTTTTAAATAACCTTCGGTAGAATGATCACCCCATCCATGTGCTTCATTCCAATTAGTTACTTCTTGTGCAGTAATACTCTTTACATGAGATGGAACAGTAGGATCTGTTTCTGTGTATCCAGTTATAAATCCAACATCATTAGTAAGTTGACTTAAATTAGAAGGTACATCTGCTGGAGTAAATGTAAATTGACCATTTACATTATTATAAGTAATATCACCATTTCCAGAAGCAGCAGGGTTTGGTTTAACAACACTAATATCTGTTAGAGCAATTCCACTACCACTAGTAGATGTTGAGTCAGGTGCTGGACCCCATGTAGTTCCATCCCACTTAAGAACATGACCCGTTGTAATAGTTCCAGGTATTGTGGTATCAGTTAAAGCAGCAAGTGTTGTTGCACCACTTCCACCAGTAGATTTTATAGTAACATCAGAACCATTTGCATTTAAACCCTCAAATTCAATACCAGTTCCTGCTTTGAAACTAATAATATCAGTTCCACTACCAGAACCACCAGCAGTTAATTGTAATTTAAATTCGTCTGCTACTGGAGTATTACCACTTTGAATAAGATCAATTGTGTATGTGGTATCTAAATCTGTAGTTAAATAACCTACTTGACTATGATCACCCCATCCATGTGCTTCATTCCAGTCTGCAATATTTTGTGTAGTAATGCTTTTTACATGACCAGGAACAGTAGGATCTGTTTCTGTAAATGAAGTTAAGTATCCAACATCATTTGTTAGTTCACTAAGTTTTGTTATACCATCAAACCATTCTAAAGAACTCCCAGACGAATCTACCCGTATCCACTTATCTGCTGTGAATGTTATAGGTGTATCTGTAAGAGCTACGAAAGCAGTAGCCCCAGATTGAGTTTGTAAATTATAAACGTCTGCTGCTAGATTATTAATCTTTGTCCTTTGTTCTTCAAAGGTATCAGTTTTCGCAACATTAATCAGCTGTGGCATTACTTTATTCCATCCCTATGATGATATTTAGTTTAAGATGGCTCGGTAGGCCATGTTGGATTTGATGAATCAACAGTATTAGATGGGAGATCCCTCAATGCTTGTCTATAAGTCTGCCATGCAGAATCATTAGATAAGGTTACATCTCTACCCTGAGTCCAATCTGATTTTGCTAATAAATCATTTCTTCTATCTCTAAGAAATTTAATATTCTGCTCATTAGTAAATCCAGGTGGTGTATATGAAAATGTAGTTCCATCATAACTAGAACCATTTTTAATATTTTGCCCTTCAATATCTACAAGAGTTTCTCCAGTCTCAGGACTATAATCACTCTCTTTTTCAAGCATAATTTTTTTTATTAATTTGCCATCTTTAACAATAGCAAAAGTTTTAGTGTCTTTATTTGAATAATCAATCATAATACCTCCTAGAATTCGTAGATGTCAATACGTCCACCAACACCACTGTTACCATTATTTGTATTTCCGCTATTACTTTTAATTCCTCCTCCACCTGAACCCCAGTTAGCACCAGAACATCCTGGTGCATTAGTAACTCCTGGTTCTCCTTCTTTAGCATTAGCACCATACCCTGTTGAATGTCCTCCATTATTACCAAAACAAACATGATGCGGCCATGCACCACCACCATAAGGATGTGATCCACCAACACCACCATAACTATAGTTACCTGGACCTGTTCCAGCAGATCCCTTACCACCAGAAGCTCTTAACGTAGGTCCAGTTCCCGATACCTGTAGGGTACTTTCATTTCCATCATCCCCATTATCATTTTGACCAACTCCTCCTGCTCCACCTGAACCACAACTATAATATCCACCTTGGTTCTGTGCATTTGTATACTGGTCTCTAGTATAGAAATAAACAGCAGCAGCAGCACCTCCACCTCCACCAGTACCAGCACTATATGAAGAATTACCTGTAGCAGATCCAGATCCACCTCCACCACCAACAAGTACAACTAATAAACCTTTGGTTTTTGCATGAGGATAATGATAACCTGTTCCAGAAAAAGATTGCATCTGCAATACGAGCATTCCATTTATAGTAAAGGTATTAGTAGTAGTTTCAATATCAATACCACCACCAGCAATTAGATCAGCAATAACCCATTCGGTTCCATCATGTCTAAGTATCTTTCCATTTAATGAAGATCCTCCTTGTGGAAGTCCTTGAGGTTCATCAGCCCAAACAAGATTACTACCATTGGATTTTAACCACTTACCATTATCATGTGAACTAGGAGTATCACTAAGATCTGTAAAACTACCACCAGCAGTATTTTCTACCCAAGCTGGTGCATTACCTGCACCTTGACTTTGTAAAACCCATCCTGATGTTCCAGCAGGTAACATTCCTGTACTTGTTCCATCAATCTGATATAGTAATTGCTTACTTGCACTGCTCTTATTCAAGTTAGTTGCAGTATCAGCATTTCCTTGAAGATCACCTATAAACAAGTTAGCAGTAGCATCTCCAGTAACTTCTAATTCACCTGTTACTTTACATCCAGATTGAGTTGTTTTAAATCTTTCTGCTAATCCACCATAAAGTTTTACTGTTGTTGGTCCAGCATAATTAAATTCTGCAAATTTATAACTACTTGACCCATTAAAAGTATCTCTGAAAACAATATTGTATGCATCAATATACATTGTCCCAGTAGGACTAGTAATTGATTTTCCATTTACATCAAGATTTCCACCTAACTGAGGAGTTGTATCTTCTACAACATTATTAATACCACCTCCACCTGAAGTTACATTAGCATACTCTATACCATTCTCAGTTGCATTTATTTTCAAGTACATGCCAGCAGCACTTGACATGGTAGATGGTGTGTCATTTAAATCAGTAAATTTAGATACACTACTACTAGCAGTAGATTTGATAGTAATTTCACTACCACCACTTGCATTTAAACCCTCAAATTCAATATTATCTCCTGCTTTTAAACTAACAACATCAGTTCCACCACCATTATCAGTCAATACAAACTTAACTTCATCTGCTACTGGAGTATTACCACTTTGATTAAGATCAATTGTGTAAGTTGTATTTGCATCGGTAGTTTTGTATCCAGCATCATTAGTAAATTCACTAACATTAGTTGGTTTGTTGAGAATTTCTGCATCACCAGAAGTTGCGTCCCAATCAGACTTAACATTGTCCTCTCCAGTAGTAGGAGCAGCAACCCATTCTAAACCACTAGTAGTAGATCTCAACCACTTCTCATTATCCCATGAATTTGGAGTATCAGTTAATGCTAAGAAAGTAGTAGAATTACTAATAGAAGTAGCAGTATGTTTGATTATATAAAATAATGAATAATATGGAGGTAGGTTTGCATCAGTACCAGACACACCCTCAGAATCCATATTGAAGACAGTAGAATTGTAAGTACCAGCACCACCATATGCATAAGAACTACCACCGTTACCTGGAATAACATGACCACCATCAATGTTTGTAGAGTGTTCGTGTGCTACAACTACTGCATCTTTACTACCACCAGTAGCATTTTCACTGTATGTACTACCTGCTCCAACAACAAATCTATCTCTTAGATCTGGTACAACACCACCAGTAATAGTTTGTAGTTCAGTTGTAACTGGTGTAGAACCATCACATAATTGGTAATCAGAAGGGATGCTAGAAAGACTTCCACTCCAAGCAACAATAGTTCCTACTGGGTCAGAAGAATTACCTCCTCCTCCACCTCCACCAGTAGGAGCATCAATCCAATTTAACTGAGTTCCAGTAGAAGAAAGAATTTGTCCAGGATTACCTAATTGACTATCCTTATCCTGTATACCACCAGTAATTTTTATACCATCAGTGGTAGTTCTGATTTTCTCATTATCAGCATGATTTAAAATACTCTCACCATCTAATACAAAAATGGCATTGTGATCACCCACTGCACCTATTTTGATAGATGCTCCTGCTGTTCTGTCTTGCTGAGCTCTATTATGTTCTATATGAAAATCACCATCACAAGAAGCGTAAAGATATGCATAGGTATCTGTACTTCTAAGCTGAATCTTCTTATCAGAACCATTAGGAGATGAACCACCAATTATGTCAAGATAACAATCTCCATCGTTACCATCACCTATTGTTAATAGAGGTTTACCATATGTATTAGATCCTTGCTTTGTGTATGTTAAACTACCATCTGCACCAAAAGAACCACTATCATTAAATTGTATCTGTGTATCAGAACCAGCAGGAGATGTAGAACCACCACCGCCTGTTTGAGCTGTCCAACTTAACTGACCAGATCCATTGGTCATAAGAACTTCATTTGGATTCCCTGTGCTTATAGGGTACTTGTTTCCACCAGCTTCTAATTCACCTGTTACTTTTGCTCCAAGTATAGTGGTTTCAATTCTTAAAGAAGATACTGGATTAGCAGTACCACCACTCTTATGATAGAGTTTAGTACCATTATCTCCAGCAACAATCATCTCTGTTGATTGATAACCATGAATCTTAAATGATCCATTTGGTGTAATTTGTATTAACCAATCATTCCCATTATTGACTTGTGTTATAAATTCTGACGTAGACTGCTGATAGAAGAAAGTACCCTCAAAATTATCACCTAATGTAATTTTATTATTTGCACCATCAAACGATCCCATAGCGAGACCTTTAGTGGTTATACTATTAGTAGTTGTATTTCCGTTATCAGTTACTTGTTGTAAATTACCTACCCCTGATCCACCACCAGAAACATTATCAGAACCTAATATCCATCCACCATTTCCAGAATTGGAACTAGAATCATACTTTATTACTGCACCATCAACAGGGGTTCCAATAATACTAACGTCACTTAAATCATTAAGACCAAGTGATGAAGAAAATTCTATAGTATGAGGATTTGTATTAGTACGAGTTACAGTTATCCCAGTACCACCATCAAAAAATACTCTATTAGATGGTATCGCAACACCATCCTCCAACAATTCTATTCCAGGAGATAATAGTGCTGCAAGAGTATAAGTAGAACCTCCACCACCAGTAGGTTCATCAGTCCATTCTAAAGCAGTACCACCTGTATTACATTTTAACCACTTACCTGCTTGAAGTGTATTTGGAGTATCAGTTAAAGCTAAGAAAGTAGAAGAACCAACACCACTTCCACTAGAAACTATCTCAATCTCATTGACGTTTCTATTCAAAGTAATATTTTGTCCAGCAACTAAAGTTACATCATAAATATCAACTGTGTTTGATAACCTTATATGTTTTTTAGTACTACTTCCATCTTGTGCTGATAGTGTATAGTCATTATTAAGTCCTTCAAGTTTCCATGTAATTCCATCCCACTTCCATGTCTTTCCGACAGCTGAAAAGGTATCTCCTGGATCTGGAGCACTTGGAAAATCTAATGCCATTCTAATACACTATTTTTGTTATTTATTGTAGTTTCCTCTGGGATATTTAAGACCGTAAGCAGGTCTTCTTCCTTGTAGAGGGAATCTGACAGCACTACCTAACTTATTGAAAATATAAGTAGTTCCTTCGGGTGGTACTCCTACAGCTCTAGTCACAGAACTAAAGACTGGATCAACATTATTATTAGTAGTTGCTAAAATATATTTGGAAGTATCAAATACATCAACTGCTCTATCTATAGGATTACCATTCCCATCTACTATATCTCCTGTAAGGTCATGATGTGATTCAACAAAAATCATATCATCTTGTAAGATAGTTGTACCATTAATTCTAATAGCACCCAATCTTGGAGCTTGACTATTATTACCAATTAATGTTATAGATTTTAGTTCTCCATTAAAATCAACATCAGACCAAGTATCAGCAGTAACACCATTTTGTAGTGCTGTTCCAGTACCACTTACAGCAGTACCAGTAACAATATATCCAGTAGTAGCACCTGGACAATATACTTCAAATTTCTCTGCTACTATTCCTTTAACATAACTAGAAGGTGAGGTTAAAGTAATCGCATCAAGCTTTACAGATGTTGTGCTATCAATAACCGATCCTCTAGCATAAGATGTTGTAGTACCATCAAATATATGCTCAAGGGGATATGTAGGAGAAAAATCTTGATAGGTAGTCCAATCATTATTGATTACAAAATCTCTTGAAAAATTACGGGAAATTAGTAACATTAGATTGCTCTCCTAGCACAGAATAACATTCCTCTAGATGTATTACCACTAATGGAATCTAATCCTTGTTGATCAAATGTTTGATCCGCAACAATAACAGTATATTTTTCTGAAGTAGAAATTTCAACAATATCACCTGGTCTAAAATGAGTTTTACCAGGCTGTACAGCAGCTTGTATCATCACAAAACTATCTGGCATATAATAAGGACAAGGTGCAAATCTATTTGTTATAGGTAATCCTTTGATTGGTCTATAATAATCGGTATCTGTTGCCAGTACTGTTTCTCTATCACCAAGAAACCAATTATATTGATCCGTCCAAGGTCTATTAATTTTATCAAAATCACTATCTCTAAAATAAGTCTGTATGTGAGGATTGTCGCTAGAAGTACAATCTATATTACATTTATAATATGTCTTATAATCAATTTCATCATCTTGGTTTCTTGTATACCCGTAAGAAGCTTCTCTTGCTCTTGAACTAGTCACTACTGGTTCTTCTTGTGAAGTATTATCGCCATAAGTGTAAGAGTAATCAGGAGTTATATACGAAGTATAAACATAATCACTGTGTGTTGTACTATTGCTGTTATCTATATTTGATGTTCTGTAGTTGGTCATTGTTCCATTCCACACATGATCCAAATCCCAAACATTTGCACCAAAATTTAAACCTTTGTGTAAAGTAAAAGTCCACCAAGGAATATATCTCTGATTAACTAATTGAGTAAATTGTATAACTACAAAATTATCATCATCTGGTGCTTGTGCTGCATAGAAATTAATTCTTAATGGATAATTTGTTGTAGATGATGAGTATGCAATCCAATATTGGTCAAAATGTGTTGTTGAAGTATTATTTGATGTATAACAATAATTTGATCCATTTTGAATATCTAATCCCACATCACCATGAAAATAACCAAGTTGCGAATTACCACCAGCACTTCCTATATCACCAGTAGCATTAGTACCAAGTCTATTCACATAGTTCCAGTCAGGACCACAGTTTATTCTAATCCTATCTAATTGATCAGACATAGAGAATCCCCAGTAAGTGATTCCAAAATCCTTGGTTACTGCATTTTGTGTTGCGGATCTAGTATCATTTTCTAATCTTAAAATACCAAATCTACCATCTGGATGCTTTTGGTACATATTACTACCAGCACCTAAACTAGTTACTACAATGCTAGGAGTTCCATCGTAACCATTAGTAGTTTGCTCTGCTTGATTAGTACCAAATGTAATATCATTTGCAGGAGTAGCACCACCTATTTGATCACCAGGTATTGTAAATTCATCACCATTCTGCCAGTTAACTGCTTTATTTTGAATTGTTATTGCAGATACTTGACGTTCATTAGTACTGTAAACAGGACGATGTATTCTTAACTTTAAATCTGTTCTTCCTGTACCAGAATTATTTGGATTAGCATCAGCAGTTGCTCCACTGACCGTGTATTTGTAGTAATTCTGATAACTACTAACACTAGTTGGAGAAGGATTGATAATTACTGTTCCTTTCATTGTAGCAACAGTATCACTAGCATATCCATAACTGTGTAATCCCTGATACCCTATATCAGTCCTATTAGGGTGAGGTTGTTCATCTTCTGTTTGATTCCACCAAGCAGTAGCCCACTGAAAAGATGAAGCTTCAGTACCGTCACCATATGGTAAACCATTTTTATTTTGACTATTTGCTACAATTGAACAATTGTCAGCATTTAAAACTCTGTTAGCAGCATAATCACTACCTCCTATAGTATTTAAAAAATTAAATGTACCTGCTCCAGCACTAGTACCAAATATTATATTGAATGTATCTCCAACATTAACAGTTATAGTTGGATTTGCTACAGCTACTCCTCTAAATCTTTTATTGGAATTTCCTACATATACGCTTGTAGTTAAATCAATAGCAGTTCCAGCTGAAGCATCTGTTGGATTTGCTGCTAATTTCATATTTAAAGCATCAATTTTAATTACATAATATGTTGCATTCTCAGTAAGATCAGGAAATACTGATGTTCCTACACCTCCAGTAGGTGCATACACCACTGCATCTCCTGTTTCAAATGGGATAGGACTAGTACAATTTATAGTATCATTACTAGTATCAACCCATTGATTATTGGGAACTGCTTCTGGTGCAAATAAATAACTGGTTCCATCATCAGTTAAATAATAATACTTTGTTGTACTTGTAACTTCAGTAACCGCAGCACCACCACACTTAGTCCACTCAGTAGAATTGTTTGGATAATTTACAGTTGTATCAGTAAATGGGAGTGCATCAGCAGTAGTTTGACCTGGTGCAATACAAGCAACAGGAACACCATCTTCTTGTGTTCCAGAATTCCATCCTAATTTTTCAAATACTTCTTCCAGAGCGTCCATAACATGACCTCTGTTCCAACCAGTATCTCCATTATATACATCAACATGTTCAGTACGCACAGACATTTTTTATTCCCCAATTTTTAGTAGTGTTAATGTTACGGTAATAGCAGCTGCACTACCACTTCTATTATTTATTGATAGGTATATTGTATTAGCTCTTGGGTTATCATTATTAAACCCCATAACACCAGGAGTGATTAATTGACTCATTCCTGATCCATAAGTTCTAACTTCAGCAATCACACCACTACCAGGAAGAGGATCGTTACCTTCACTCCTATTAACATCTGCTTGTCTAGACAAATCATCACAATAAACTCTAACCCACGACTCAGCAGTAGCAGCAATTTTATAAAGAACATATCCTGCATAACCAGTTATTTCCAATTCACCACGGTCATTATCATCAATAGAAACACTAATACCTTGCTTATCTTCTATAGATGGAATAGTAGCAGAAGCTACATTTTCCCATTTAGTAGTAGTTGTATTGTACTGCAATGCAGTCTCAGTTCCATTTGCTAAAGTAGCACCATCAATATCAGTATCATCAAGACCACTTAGAGTAGATGATCCACCTGATCCTGATTCATCAGCACGAGGTTCCCAGTTATTATTAGCAGCAACCCACTTCAATACATCACCGCCATTTGGTGCAGTAGTTACAGTATCAACATCATCAAGATCATTAATACCAACTGGTATAGTAGGTTTGTTTGATAAATCATCATAATCACCACTCTCAGCAACAGTTGAAAGTGTTGGTTTTGCCTTAATGAAATCTAATTTTGTATTATCGGTCTGAGACCAATCTGGTTGTATTGGTGCAGTAGTTCCAATAGTTATCTTGGAATCATTAGCATCCCAACCAATTGTAGTTGTATTATTGCTAGTAGAATCAAACGGATTATTTCCAGCAGCAATTTCTACAGTATCAGTTACTCCTGAACTAGGTACTAAATTTATGGTAGCATTATTTGAATTTGTGTTACCACCTTGAAGATCATAAGTAACACTACCACCACCATTATTATTGTTACTAGCGTTAAGGTTGACTACTCTATTAACAGTATCATAAGTAACCTGTACGTTGGTATGACTACCATTGAGCAAGGAAGCAGCAGCAGCATCCTTTGCCATAACATCGGTATACTGAGTCACCGTTTGTGTTGGTGCTCTAAATGTTATAGTACTAGCATCAGTTCTTTCTACTGATATACCGCCAGCACCAGCAAATTTAATCTCGTCTGTATCACCAGATACAGTTTCTGTTAATTTGAATATAGTATCGTTGGGTGCAGCATCTTCTTCAGCAGAAATTCCATAATCATATACTATACCAGTTAATGTAATTTCATCTTTATTCCACTGGTTCTGTGCTTTTCCTATTGTTAATCCTGTAGAAACACGTAATACAAATGTATTAGTATTACCTTCATTGTCAGCAAGTTTTATAACTTTTCTTGCAGCATTTTCAGTAGTACTACCATCACTATGATCTTCTGTGGTTAATGTATATGATAACTGATAATTTGAAAGTAATGTTTGGAAATCTGAAGAAGTTCCACTATTAGTTGTTACTAATCTATTTGTTGTCCAACTGTTACCATCAGAATAATATAAAGCTGTGTTAGCAACTGAATAAGCTAGATCACCAGCGTTCTGAGAACTTACAACTGGGAAAGAACCAATATCAGGATATTGCCATGAAATAGTTAATGCAGTTAAATCTGGTGGAGTATATGTAAACTGACCATTTGAACTATCGTATGTAACATCCCCACTACTAAAAGCAGTTGGGTTAGGTTTAACAACTGATAGATCTCCAAGACCTATTCCACCACTACCACCAGTTCCAGTACCTCTAGAACCTCCTGTGTCAATCCAAGCAGAACTATTTACATCTTGATACCAGATCTTTAATTGACCCTCGTTTGATTTCCACCAAAGGTCTCCATCATTAGGATTTGTTGGTGGAGTATCATCAGTAGTTACTTGAGCTCCTTGAGAAGAACCACTAATAACACCAGTAGTGGCATCTATAGTTATTGTTGTTCCATCAACTTTAACTCCACCAAGTGTACCAGCAGCAGTAACACCAGCAACAGGTAGATCATATTGTTCTGCTGGCGTAAATTCAAATATACCAGTCTGTTGATCGTAATTTAATGCACCTCCAGCATTAGGTGTATTTGATGTAGTAACATCAAAACTTGTTAATGATACAAAAGTGCTATCTAAATACCAACCAGCTCCCGTTGCTCCAGTATCAGACCACCTTATAACATTTCCTGCCGAAGGAGTACCTGTATACTTAACATCAAGAAGTGCATTCAGATTGAACGCACCAATTCCTTTTATATAACCTTCTAATGAATGATCACCCCATCCATGAGCTTCATTCCAATCAGTAATATTCTGTTGGGTAATACTCTTTACATAACCAGGAACAGTAGGATCACTCTCTGTAAATCCTGTCAAATAACTACTAAGGTCTGGTGGTGTGTAGTCTAATACACCAGTCTCAGCATCATATGTAAGATCCGCAGTACCTGGATTATTTTTATTTACAGCAATATTTACATTAGACTGTTGAAGATTAAATACATCAACTGCTAACTCATTAAGTTCTACCCTTTGATCTTCAAAGGTAAAGGTCTTATCAACTTGTCTAAGAATTGCTGTCATTGGACTTCACTATCTGCTTGAGTAGGAATTTGATCTCACTTATCTCACTCTTCACATAGTCCAAATCTTGTTCCATGCTTTGAAATTTCTGTTTGGACTTTTTATATTTTTCAAAGGAAGACCTATCGGTATTTATGATCGCACCAGTGTTTGTGTCACGGTACAGATGATCATTGTCCTTGACTTTTAAATGATTCATTAAACTTGGGAAAAGGTCATGTTAGTTGCAGACCAAGTGTTAGTTCCCGAAGCGTCCGTGGCACTTCCTGTTAAACCATCCCAAAGACCAACTGTACCTGAAATGTTAGTTAAACCTCCGTTTATACTAGGAGGGGTAAAGTTGCTTGTATAAACTTTATTAGTGTTAAATCTAAACCCCCTATACTCACAATTAAAGACTCCGTAGGTAGTATCTTGCCCCCATAGAGTGTTTTTACTTTCGGGAGGCGTAGTAATAAGATTACCAGACGTTCCTGCACTAACACCATCTTTAAAAATTGTCACTGTACCATTACCGTTTGCAACAAACGCAAGGTGAGCCCAAGCACTAGTGCTTCCGAAAGAAATGCCAGTATTATACATCCCACCCGAAAACCATGCTAAGTTGCCGTTATCTGCACCAAAAAATGTCCGTCCACTCCCACCTGGATGTTGGTCTATAATCCAACATTGACCTGAAGGCGTTGTCAACGGTCTGCACCACACTTCTACGGTATACTGCAAATAATTCGGTGTAATTAAGTCAGCACCTAAATCTATATAACTATTACCAGTGGTATTGTCGGGTGTAGCTACATAGGTTGTAAATCCTGGACCTTGGTCTGTAGTATAACCTAAGAGCATTTGTTGTATTGCCATCAGCTTAATCCAGCTCCAGAGATATAGCAATAGTTAGCATTTACAAAAATCATAGTTGCCATTCCTCTTTGAGATAACGTTCTATTTCCTGTAGTTGTATTAGCACCATCTGCTGAATGATACATTGTAACACCACTACCTTGAGCAATTGTACAATCACCTGAAGTAGCTCTAAGTATAGTTACTACATCTCCTTGTGAGAACGTATCAGCAGGAACAGTGATTGTAGTTCCAGATCCTTGAGAATCTACATACTTACCAGCGTCAGTAGCAGCTAATGTATAATTTGTATTTCCTGGTTCATTTGCAGGTATGCTTCTTAGATCACCTTTGGGATCTGATACGGTTCCATAAGCAGTTACATCTCCTGAATTAGCAACTTTGAAACGCCA